GACAATGTAGTTAAACGTAAGAAGAAACATATGTTAGCTTGTGTAGCGTGTTATAAAGAGTATGAAGATCCTTCTGGGCAACTTGAGGAAATGCTAACATTAAAGGATGCGCTTACTGTAGCATACCGTTATCATCCTGATGGTGATGTGATTGTTAAGTTAACTATTAAAGAGGAGTTCGTAAACGGATGAACACTAACAGAAACATCTTCACCAGACTGACCTCTTTCGTTAAAAATTATTTAACAGATATTATTGAGGGATACTTAACATCCAAAGAGTTAATTAAAATTTATATTTGTTTAATTATCTTTTCAACAGTTTTTGTAGCTGGAGTAGTTTTATGAAAGTAGACATGATAGATTTGATGGGCGATGACAAGACTGTAGCCAACAGCGCAAGAGTTTCATTTGCTAATATGGTAGGAGAGTTTGGGCCAAGAGATAAAAAGTTAATAACTTATTTAGCAAAGCATGATCATTGGACTCCCTTTGCGCATGTACAAGCACAGTTTAGAATTAGTGCTCCAGTATTTGTAGCTAGACAGTTAGTTAAACATCAAGTAGGCATGGTTTGGAATGAAGTTAGCCGAAGGTACGTAGACTTTTTACCTGAGTATCACATCCCTAAACTATGGCGAAAGAAAGCAGACAACAAAAAGCAAGGCTCATCGGATGTAGTTTTTGTAGGTGATGAGCATACAAGATTCCAAGAAAAGTATGCTGACTTAGTTACTCAGGCCGAGGCTGTTTATGACAACATGATTGCTAGCGGCGTAGCACCAGAGCAAGCACGAATGGTTTTGCCACAGTCTATGATGACCGAATGGATTTGGACAGGATCATTAGTTGCTTTTGCTAGAGTAGTTAAGTTACGATCTAGCGACGATGCTCAGTTTGAATGTCGTGAAATAGCTAAGATGATTGACGATGAATTTAAAAGATGTCCACAACTTAAGTACTCTTGGAAGGCTCTTACTTTATAGGAAAAAATATGAAATTAGTTTTTGATATTGAGACTGATGGTTTAGAAGCAAACAAGCTTTGGTGTTTAGTAGCTAAAGATTTAGACGCTAATAAGATACACGCTTTTTCACCAGACAATATAGATGAAGGTTTAAAATTAATTAAAGAAGCCAACTTACTTATAGGGCATAACATATTAGGGTTTGACATACCTGTATTAGAAAAGCTTACAGATATTAATTTTAAAAATAAAAAAATAATTGATACATTAGTTTTATCACGATTAGCTAATCCTGAACGTGGAGGGCATAGCTTAAAGCATTGGGGCTATCAATTAAATTTTTTAAAAGGTTCTATGGAGCAAGAAGATTTTTCAGGCTATACACAAAAGATGTTAGACTATTGTGTTAATGATGTAGAGCTAAATGCTTTAGTGTTTGAAGAGTTACTAAAAGAGTTAGCAGACTTTGACCATAGATCTATTAACTTAGAGCATGAAGTATCTTTAATTTTAAAAGAGCAAGAAAAGCATGGCTTTTTATTTGATGAATACAAAGCTTCTTTGTTACTTGCAGATTTAAATGAGCGCAAAAGAAATATTGAACAGACTGTACAACAAGTTTTTAAACCTAAATTAATTACGCTTAAGACCGTAAAGCCTAAGAAAAAGAAAGACGGTACATTGTCTAAACAAGGTTTAACTACAGACGAGTATAATTCAATAATCGCTAAACCAATTGAAACTCGTTGGTTGCCTTTTGATAGAAAGAAACTTCAAGAATTTAATTTAGGATCTCGTAAACAAATAGGCGAGTATCTCCAAGACTTTGGTTGGAAGCCTTCTAAGTTTACACCTACAGGTCAGCCTATTGTAGATGAAAGTACGTTAGCTACTGTTAAAAATATACCTGAAGCAGAGTTAATTGCTACTTACTTATTACTTCAAAAAAGAATAGCACAAGTAGATTCATGGTTTAAAAATTTAAAAGAAGACAATAGAGTACATGGCTATGCTATTTCTAACGGTACAATTACTGGTAGAATGTCACACTTAAAACCTAATATGGCTCAGATACCAGCGGTATATAGTCCTTACGGTAAAGACTGTAGAAGTTGTTGGGTTGTACCAGAAGGACATAAACTTGTAGGCATAGATGCTAGTGGTCTTGAATTACGTATGCTTGCTCACTACATGAATGATAAGGAGTACACAAATGAAATTCTCAATGGAGACATACACACAGCAAATCAAAAACTTGCAGGACTTGAATCAAGAAATCAGGCTAAAACTTTCATCTATGCATTCTTATACGGAGCAGGAGACGCTAGAATTGCTTCAGTGGTCGGAGGAAGTAAAAGAGAAGGCGCTGCGTTACGAAGACGTTTTCTCTATAATCTTCCTGCACTTGCAAACCTTAAGGAGCGCGTTGAAAGAGCATCATCAAAAGGTTATCTCAAAGGATTAGACGGTAGAAAAGTTAAGATAAGGCACGAACATGCTGCATTAAATACTTTATTACAATCGGCAGGAGCTGCTGTAATGAAGCAAGCATTAGTAATATTAAACAATATTATACAAGAGAATAACTATCCTGCTTATTTTGTAGCTAACATCCATGATGAGTGGCAGTTGGAAGTTAAAGAAGAGTATGCTACTGTAGTAGGTGAAGCAGGTGTAGAAGCTATTAGACAAGTTACTGACGTATTTAACTTACGCTGTCCTTTAGATGGTGAGTATAAAATAGGAAATAACTGGAGTGAAACACACTAATGAAACCTATTAAAATATCAGATAGAAAACCTAAACATGATCCAAGTAGAATAGGAGATTTAGCAGAGCATTATGCTATTACATGGTTGTGGGATAATGGCTACCATGTATTTAAAAATTGTGGTTGTACAGGGCCTATCGATATTATAGCTTTAGATCCAGAAGGTAAAGTTATTTTAATAGATGTTAAATCTTATAAAGATGGTAGGCTATCTGCAAAGACACCTTTACAAAAAAAGTTAAGTGTGCAGTATCTCCATTATAATTCAGTTACACGTAAGTGTAGATTTATAAGGCATAGAAAATGAACATAGTTGAAGACATTTACGATAGTATTAATCCGTTGTTAAACAATAAGTCACTAAAAATTTCTGAGGATTTAATAGAAAAGTTTGGTGAAAGCATGAAAAATGTTTTAAGGCACTGGGCTAAAGCGCAAGATGTTACTAAGAAAAATATTAGAATGTCAAATATAGGTAAGCCAGCTAGAAGAATGTGGTACGATATAAAGTACAACACTGGTAAAAATACTTCAGAAGAACCTTACTTGCCTATTAAGTTTTTGTATGGTCATATTCTGGAAGAAGTTCTTTTATTTTTAATTGAGTTTGCTGGCCATAAAGCTACAGATCAACAAAAAGAAGTAGAACTTAATGGTATTAAAGGACACATCGATTGTAAAATTGATGGAGAAATTATAGATATTAAGACAGCATCTAGTTTTGCATTTAATAAATTTAAAAAAGGTACGTTAGCTACAGATGATCCTTTCGGATATTTAGCGCAGCTATCAGGTTATGAAGAAGCTGAAGGTACAAATCAAGGAGGATTTTTAGTTATTAATAAAGAGTCGGGTGAGCTTGTAATGTATAAACCTGATGAGCTAGATAAACCTAACAGCTATAATTTAATTACTAAAATTAAAAATTCACTGTTAGAAAACGAGCCGCCTGAAAAATGTTATGAGCCTGTAGCTGAAGGAAAAGCTGGTAACTTAAAGCTTCCTAAAAACTGCGGTTATTGTCCCCATAAATTTAGGTGTTATCCTAACCTTAGAGTATTTCAGTATTCAAAAGGTTTAACATATTTAACTAAAGTAGTTAGTGAACCCAAGGTGCCTGAAGTATGGTTATGAAAAGTAAAAAGCAAAAGATAAATCAAAAAGTTTTTTATATTTTATTTGAGTGGCTAGAAAATATTTTACCTGAAAATGAAATTTCAAAAGCTGAAAAGTTAAGTATGATTCCTACAGAAAAGTATTATACTTCTATGGGTCAACGACGGTTAAATGCTTATACTTATAGGTGGGTAAGAAAAAGAATTAAAAAACTTTTAAAAAGAAATTATAAGTTAGAAAGTATTACTTTAAGAGATGTAGAAAATGCCTAAGCGAAGCCCTAGAAAAGTTAGGCCAAGAGAATCTAATATACCTAAAGGTTATGATTCAAAATGGGAAGCTAAGTTACACAAATCTATTTTAAAGAGCTGGGAAGCTCACTCAGAAAAAGTTCCTTACATAGTAGAGCATGTTTATAATCCTGACTTTATAAAAATTATTGACGGTAAAAAAATATTGTTAGAAGCTAAAGGAAGATTCTGGGATTATGCAGAGTACAGTAAGTACTTATGGATTAAAAAAATATTACCTGAAGATGTAGAGTTGGTATTTATTTTTGCTTCCCCCTTTGCTCCGATGCCTCGTTCGCGTCCTCGCAAAGATGGAACCAAATTGACTCACTCAGAATGGTCAGAGAATAATAAAATTAAATGGTATTCAGAAAAAACTTTTCCGGAGGAATGGAAATGAAACAGCATACTAAAAAGAAAGTTAGTATTGATAATGCAACACCTCAAGAGTGGGACAATGTTAATAAGCCTAAGCATTACAACAAGGGGGATATAGAATGTATAGACGGAATAAACGCAATGTTAAGCCACGAAGAGTTTGTTGGTTATTTACGAGGAAACAGTCTAAAGTATCGTTGGCGTTATCCGTACAAAAACGGACTAGAGGATCTACAAAAAGCAAAGTGGTACGAAGATAAATTAATGCAGGTTTTAAAAGACAATGGATAAAAATTATCTTGATTTAAAAAATGAAAGGAGGACTAAATATAGTAAAAAGGTTAAAACAAAAAAGATTAAAAATTCTAAGAGTTCTATAAAAATTAAAAAAGAAGAACTAGCCTTAGAAGAATATAAAAATATTTTAAAGGATTTATAATGAAACTTATTCCTTATTTTTTAAAAGTTTTACCCAATGACATAACAGTAATTACATCTCTATTAGGTCTTATTTGTTCTATACTTTATTTTATAACTAGTTATTTTTACTTTGCTGTTTTAGCTATTGCGGGTTTATTGTTTTATCTTATAAATGATTTGTTTATTTTTTTAAAGTTTGCTTTACATTTTCCTATAGACACACAAATAAAAGCAAGCAAAATTATTTACGAAGAATTAATTATTATAAGTGTAAATATAGTTTCGGTTATAGTTTTAATTAAATTTTTTGGTGAGATTTAGGAGTTTATGATGGATCAGTATCAACAATACATACACAAGAGTAGATATGCACGTTACATGGATGAAGAAAAACGTCGTGAAGAATGGGGAGAAACAGTTAATCGTTACCTTGCTTTCTTTGTCGAGCGTAATCAGCTTGGAGACTCAGAAGCTGAGGAGCTATTTGAATCTATTACTAAACAAGAAGTAATGCCGTCTATGCGTTGTATGATGACAGCAGGAGCAGCATTACACCGTGACAATGTAGCAGGGTTTAATTGTTCTTATCTTCCTATTGACAGCCCCCGTTCCTTTGACGAGCTAATGTACATTCTATTATGTGGTACAGGCGTAGGCTTTAGTGTAGAGCGTGACTATGTAAATAGCCTTCCAGAAGTTGCTGACAGTTTTCATGAGACAGACTCTACTGTTGTTGTATCCGACAGTAAGGTAGGATGGGCAAGCGCCTTCAGAGAGCTTATAAGCCTTCTGTACGCCGGTAAGATACCTAAGTGTGATCTTACTAGGGTACG